CTGCAAGACGACTACTACCTTGCGTGTTAATTAGAAATAAATTTTCTGATTTATTTTTTTGTAGTCTTTACAACCTCTGAGGGGATCAAACCCTCTAGCTTATAACTTACCTAGGATATAAGTAGCCATGCAATCATGCGAGGTTCAGTCGCTACTGCGACCATTTTAAAGTTAAGGGCGGTGTTCGGAGTCGAACCGAATATAAAGAAGCTTATTAAAATTAGGAGATAAAACCACTTACCCATCACCGCCTTAGAGAGGCCGTAGCCTCAAAAAACAAAGGAGTCATCAATCCGTTTTATCGTACTTGCTGACAATACCATGATACCACGTTAAAACTGTCATGCACTGTCAATCGCTGTCATTACTGTTTTTTTACTGTCATTTACTGTCAAATGCTGTCACCGCATCTAATTCCTTTGTCGCTATACGCAACAATCGAAAGTAGGTGCTCTCGCTACAATTTAGCTCATCCATGACTTGCCACCTCGTCATCTTATCGATATAAACCAAACTCAGTATCGCCTGACTATCAGTATTATCCAGAGAGTCAATTAACCCCTGAAGTTCTCTCTGCTTCCTGATAGCTTCAGCAGTTTTTTGCTCAATCTCGTCTTTAGCTGTTAGCAACTCAACATAGATATCATCTTGCTTTTTCTTAATTCCTCCCGAAACTTTATCAACAGAGTATTTTTGACTAGACAAGAGTGAAGCTTCAACTTTATCTCTTCGCCTAATCAAACTCGCGATATATAGATCCAAATTCCTTAAATCTTTTAAAATAGCCTTCGCCTTGCTCACTCTCTATCTCCTTTGTGATATAATAATATTATTGAGATTATAGCTGAGACAGAGAATGTCTTGGCTTTTTTATTTTATTCTTTATTCGTGATCACACTTTTAAATTATTTTCCCATCGAAAACTAGTGTTATTGTACCTGTACCATCTTTGTGTTTAGATACTAAAGCACGACAATCTGAGCCTAATTCAATACCCTCAACTGTGATACTGCGCTTTATCCTGTCAACATTGATGATTGTACCCATTAATGTTTTAATTCTCATGCTCCATCTCCTCGATTAGCCAGTCAAGGTTCTTTCTGGCTTTCTTCAGGTCTTCAAGACCATTTTTCTTCTGGAATCGCAGTTGATACTTCAAGGCATTTCCAAGATAAAAGCCTTTCAGCTGTTCTGGTGTCATGAAATTCCTTAAGGCATCAATAGACTCCATGCCATATCGTCCTTGATAATGTCTTGGTTTGTTTATGTTGTCAATTATTTCTGGGTTCATTCCTTATCCTCCAAAAGCTCTGGGTTTTCGTAGATGTTGCCGATGATTTCAAATGGATATGTGTTATTTTCAACTAATTCAGCTAAAGGTTCCTGTTCGTTATATTTTTTCGACTCGAACATAAATAAAGCATGCTCTTCATCCCAAAATATATTCAAATTTATCACTTCATCATCAGTTTTGCATGCCAAAATATCCCCCTCAAAGATTTCCTTGCCGTTTTTGTCAGCCAGTCCTGTTGATTGCATGATGACCAGATGATCAACAAAAACATAATCTGGAGAGCTTGCGACGGACTCCTGTTCAACTACTACAACTTGCCCACTTTCTGTTATCGCGAAAGTATCTTTAAACATTTCTTTTTTTGCGCTATCCCACGCTCTATATTTCGGTATCATGCCAAATCCTCCTCTTTGACGAAAGTACCATCAATCCAACGACCTTTGCGGTCTTTGATTTCTTGGTAAGCCAGTTCAAAACATTCCTCGAAGCTATAACCAAGTGCATTGCTGATTGATTTTAACGAATCAATGGAAAATGATAGATACATCTTACACATCGATTTTTCTTCCCAACTGTAGAACCTTTGAAAGCAGCTGATATTTTTATTTAAATCTTTAAAATAATCAGGCACATCTTCTTTAAAAATCACTATAGAATCATCAAATATTTCTTGGACATCTACCTTAATCAGCAAGGCCAGACCGACAATCACGACCGCACAATCTCCGATACTATCCTTGGTCAATTGCTCATTCTTCTTGAGATAGCCTGCGCATAGCTCGCCGAATTCTTCACTTAGTTTTAATGACTGCTTGTCTAGTCGTCCACCGTTTTCAAGGTCGCGGTCAATAAACCATTGTTTGACTTTGTCTAGTGTGTTCATAACATCACCTCATCCCCAACTTTCACTTTATCCCACTGCTCTCTAGTAACTACGAAAATTCCATAATTTCTGATAGTCACTGTATATAACTTGCCATGCCGTCCTTTCTCGACTACCTTACCGAATATCTCAGCGCCTGCATTATCCGCCTTATAGATAACCATAGGCTTCTTCTCTTCCAAATCTCGAATCCTGTCCATCTGCCAGATATTCAATCCAGCAGATAGCAGAATCCAGATAGCTATGAATCGTTTCATTTTGCTCCTTCGTTCTTATAAGTGAAAAAAGACATCACTTGTTTTGGATTTACATAAACATTTCCGACGTGCATTAAATGTCTATTGTTAAACTGACTAGTTAATCGTTTGACGTCTTCTTCGCTACAATTAAATAATTCAATTTTGCTATTATCAAGCAAATAAATTACAATTTTCATTCTTCCACCTCCTCTTACCACCTCACATATAAATATTTCGTGTCAATATCTAGTTCTAAAATACACTCTTTCAATGACTTTAAAACCTCCAATGCGTCGCTAACTGTTCCCCATTTATTTGCAGGTTCATATTGTACATATTTTTCAGGTTGACTTTCCAATTCAGTTATGCCACGTTGAATATTTTCAAAAATATCAGCAACATTGTAAATTGTGCCTTGGTCAAAATCCCAATCCATAGCAATTCTGAACATCTTACCGAGATTGTAGGTCGGAGAACTATATCTAGGTTCAGCAATACGGATATATTGTCCGTTTTCTATTTTCGCTAAGATTTCCAAATCATAACTCATCACTGCACCTCATTTTTCAATTCGAAATCAATTTCATACATAAGCAAATGGCTTTGAAAATCAACAAATTCTTCAACCATTTCAGCTTCTTGAAAGTCGTAATTCTCGACCGAAACCAAGAAATCATCGATATCATCTCTTTGTACGCTTCCGTATTCTGTCTTTGTATGTTCCATGGCTACTTCATAGCCATCAACATCAATTGTGTAGTAGATTTTGCCACCTGAATAATCATATTTGTAATTCTTGATTACCATCACTCCACCTCCTCGTCTTCATTTGAAAAAATTTCTTCAATTTTCTCCAAGGTATATTTTTGTCCATCTTTTATAAATTTTAACCATTCTTCAGATGATATTACCATCACTCCACCTCCTCAATCTCAATCCCCTCGCAAGAGAAGACCCAGCCGAAGTCTGCGTCTTCAAGTTGTTTTCGGGTGTGGTGTAAGCGAAATTCTTCGCACTCTTCGAAATTGCTTAGCATCCACGTATGACCAAATCTAAATGTCAGATATGTATTCTCTTCGGACATACCTTTCATCTTCACCAAATACCGCTTCTCTTTCTCGACCTCGTAGCCGTCAAGCCAAGCTCTGGCGAATGTTTCTTGGTTGCTCGTCTTTTTAATCCATAATATAAAATCGAAACTTTGGTTGTTTTCTTTCATAAAGTCTGGATTCATAGCAGTATATAGACTAGTTGTTAAATGTTCTTTACAAACCTCAATCCAATCCGCCACAAACTGCGGAATTTTGACTTTTTCTGGTTCGTCTAGTTGTTTGATTTTATCGATGATTCTGTCTACATCAATACAATTGATAAATCTACCTTTACTTTCTTTTAAGACGTTACAATAATCAATCAATTCCTGCTTATTCATCTTCTAACTCCTCAACTTACCTTGTGGTTTTCCAGATTTCCAAATTCTTGGCCATGGTTTACAAAATATGAACCAATCAGGATAGCGTCAGCTTCATCGTCTTTAACGTTAAGGTCGAATTTATCGGACACCTTAGCAACGGCCTGCAGCTTCATCGACTTTTTGCTACGGTCTTTGTAATTCAAT